AAGTAACAACATGTTTCTCTTGTTAGTAGTGAGATAGTTTTCTATTTCTTTCAGTGCAGGACCATAATCAGGTGTCTTTACTTCGTGTGTTTGATCTGTGCAGTATCCACTTAAACTTCCTTCAGGAGTGAGTAACCAGTCGCTATCTTTTGTGCTATCTAACACATCAAGTATGGTTTGTTTATTTTCTTTTACCCAAGAAAAAACAGGTTGTTGGCTTGCTGATATTATCATTTGTATTTCTTCTTTCTATGGAATATTCTTGCGTAGGCATTTGTAAGAAAAAATTTCAATGAAGTATCACGTTTTACTCCGCTTTCGTCAACTTCTATTTTCATTTCCCAATTTTCTCTCTTGAACGGAAACACCTGCATCAAAGGAGTTCCTGGTTGTATTGTAACTGTTTCTCCCCTTGCAATATTCATATGACCCGGCCAATTGGACCAAGGCACATCAATTGTATCTGTATCAACTATGCCAGGCCACAATGTAAATCTCTTTTCAAAATGGAAGTAAGGAGGTTGTATCAAACAAGAATATCCTGGTGGAGTTTCTATACGCCAAGGAACAGAGAAAGTGATCCAGTCTCTTTTTTCTTCTTGATTAACGTGTATAGGACATTGTTCATGCATGTGTCCTTCCTGTGGATCTTGCTTGTGCCATGCTCGTGGAAATCTTCTTTCAAATGCTACAATCTCATCATTGTCCATTCTACCACCACATGTAATTTCCTGTTCAACTGGGTTGTAAACAATATATCCTGATGTCATGTGATCGTATACAGGCATACATTTTTTTATAGTAGGGGGACTAGATTGTGCATCACCTAACCAACCCGACATCTTGTTATACCATTCTGGTCTTTCTTTTGATGCCAGCTTTACAGGAAAGTGTTTGGCCACATGTCTATCACCACATACAAATTTTATTTCCATGTGTATCCTTCTCTTTGAAATGCACTTTGTTTTGCACTAGGTGTAGGTCTTCGGTCAAGCACATCAACCTCGACTGTAACATAGTCCATACCACTGTCCTTGCATTTAGCAATCCATTGTCCGTCAGGACCAATTATGCCAGATGAACATTGTATATGATCTGTTGCTTGGTGATTAGTTGTTGTAGCACTATTTGAATGCACAATAAAGAATCCAAACTCCCTTGCAAATATTTGTAGATGATTTTCGTTCCATACTTTTGCTAGGTCATCTCTTTCTTTGCCGTTACAGTTTGACGCTACAAAAATTACATCAACATCATTTTTAACAAGTTCTATTGGTAAGTATGGATTACCTTTAGGAGCACTTCTTGGCATACACCATATGTCATTGCAAATAAGTGCAGATGCTTTTACAGTTTCTAGTTCATCCATGTAAAAGTAATTTGGAACGTGTCCTGCTAGATAGCTATGCAGTTCTCCGCCACCTTCCCAACCGTGTGTAAGTATTCTTTTTTTATAAACAGATATCTCTTCTCCGTCTTTGTAAAACAGTATACCGTTATAAGGAAAGCCGTCTGGTCCTCTGATGCTTGAACCAAGACCGATTCCTATATTCAATTCCTTGGCTCTTTGTGCAATTTTTTCAATAGACATTTCCACATGTTTCGTAATTAAACTATGAGGGCTGTATAGCACAGGTGGTTGACAATATCCACTAATTGCACACTCTGGAGTAAGCAACCAATCTGTATCTTTGTTATCTTCTAGTATATCTAATGTACATTCTAGATTTTCTAATGCATCTCTGAATACTGGTTGTTGAACTGCTGTTAATTTTATTTTCATCGCCACTCCGCAAATGTATAACTTTTTACATCACTACTATCTATATAGTCTGAGTTATTGGAGTGTTTGACTCTTCCTGAACCGTGTACTATATCACCATCTCTGTATGAAAATGGTTTTTGCACTACAACATCAATATATTCTCCATAGTCTGTGCCTAGTGTTAAAAAGGTAATCCATCTACCTTTATTACCTCTATAGCATCTTCCATTAGCAATAACTCCTGCAAACTCAACACGATCCATCCACTGTTCACGTACACCTAAACGTTTTGGAAAGCCATGCCACCACCAACCTGACTTGGTTGGTATGTTTAGTCTATGTGCTTCACATTGATACACCCATGAACGATATGATCCTTGACAATGTTTTAGATTAGCCTGCCAAAACTCTTTTGTGTTATGTGCCTTTTGATATGCTAATGCCCAAATCAATCTACCCAAGTTAACTGCATGAGCTCTGCATAAACCAAATCCAGATAGACTCTGTAAGGCATGCATTGCCTCATTTCTATTTGGATGTCCGCCCATGCGTTCGATAAACTCTAATATCTTTTCATCATTCTTTTTTGCAAAAGCTCTTCTATACATGTCTGCTTCATACATGTCTACACCTATAATACTTGATATAATATCAATAGCATCATCTTCAAACACGATGGCATCTTGTACAGCTTCTTGGCTCCAGTTTTGAAACATGGCCGCCTTCTGTCTTCCACTCATTGCAACAGGACGTATCATAGCAGTAGCAAACACACAATCGTTTACTGACTTTGGTTGTAAAGCTCTGAACAATCTTCGCATGGCTGGCGACTCGCCTTGTGTTACACCTAGCACATCTCCCCTACATAGTAGCTCACTTGTAGCTTCATCTGTTTCAGGATAATGTCTTAGTTGTGTTAGTTCGTCAATTTCCAACAGTTGTGACAATCCTCTGTTGGCTAATACATCAACTTTGAGATGTTCTAAATCTTCTACTTCGTATTTGTCTAGCAGTATTTGATTGTCTTGTGATATCAAACTTTTAGGTAACTGTCTTGTAAACATAACTATACCTCCACAATGTTTTGATATAGCACGTTTCTTTCCTATCAGTTTTCTTTCTAGACGTTTTGCTTCTTTAGGATCAACACCAACAGATTCATACGTAAAGTTTCTTGGTAAGTTTCCTTTTGCTCCCAAACGTTTAGCCGCTTCTTTCTTTGCACTCTTTTCTCTAAACATAACGTAGTTAGATAGTCGTGCAGTTTTACCTGGCCATTTTTTAAATATTCTATTCATGACTTCGTGCTGTCGCCAATGCTGAAAATCTATATCAACATCTGGTAAGTCGTCACGTAATGGATTCATAAAACGTGCAACAGGTATATTCCATTTAATAGGATCAACATCTGTTATTCCTAATAGGTAACACACCAAGCTACTGCCTGCTGATCCTCTAGTCATGTGTGTAAGGTCTTCTGTTATGTCGATGATATCACAAATTTGTAGGAAGTAATCGGTAAATCTCTGATTAAGTATAAGTTCAAATTCTTCTGCTAATCTTGTTTTGTAATCTTCTCTGTCTGGTATTGGTCTTTTAAATCGATCCAAGAGTAGTTCTATGTTTTCTAAGTCTGTTTTCATAATAGCCTCCAATTGCCTATGTGCCTAAGCAAAGTATTTATATACTAATATAATGGGCTATTCTTCTTCTTGACCTAAATTGGCTAAGAAAGATCTTAGCTTGGTTGAGTCTGCTTCGGCTTTTATCTTACCTACAGAGTCACCTACCTTTGGATCAACAGTTTTTTCTTCACCTGTATCGCTTTGATCCATGGTCTTTCTTTTAAGTCCTTCATAGATAGTTGACTTACGTTTATCAAATTCTTGATACTCATCATCGTCTGCAAGATCTCTAATACGCAAACTGTCTACATCAAATTCTAAATCAACCTTGCTACCTACACCACTTGAACTTCTAGTCTTCATAAGTTGTATCTGATATCGACCACGTTCACGCATAGCTCTGCTTGTAAATATACCAATCACATTATCTGCTGTTTGTATCTTACTCAAACCACCACTGATGTGCGAGTGATCAAACTCAATCTCTTCAACACTTGCTCTGTTCAACTGCGATGCTGTAACGAACACACAGTTCAGTTCCATTGCCAGGTTACGTAGTTCTTCAGATACAAACTTGTCTTTAATAAACAAGTTCTCGGCACTTACCCTTGCTCCGTTGGGCATCATCAAATCAAGATAGTCAACCAATAGCACATCAACTTTTCTATTCATCTTGATTTCATATTCTTTCAAATAGCTTCTAATGTCATTTGGAGTCTTACCACTTGGCATGTACTTGACTTGGAATGCACCTGCCTTCTTACCGATCATCTTGACTTTCATTTCAACGTCGTCAACATCTTTAAATATATCTCTGCTTGGTATATCAGTAACCATGCTATCTATTCTCATACTGACCAAGTTTTCACTCAATTCAAATGTTAGATACAGTACATTCATTCCTGCCATAGCCCAGTTGACTCCCAAGTTTGCTAGGAACAAACTCTTACCTGCACCCGAACCTCCTGCAAATATATTAAGCTCACCTCTGTTGAATCCGCCAAATAGTTTCCTATCTAAACTTTCCCAACCAGTTTTAACCTGTCCGTTATTATCTTTGATTGCTAATAGTCTTGCTTTAGGA